TTCGGCACGAACTCGGTTTGCGACTTTCGGCGGCCGATGGTACGGCGGATGGACTTCTGCTGGTCCAGCCGCTCCAGCATCTCCTCATTCGTGGGCAGCCGCAACTGCGCGGTCTTTGGCGGGTTGGGCACGCGGATCGTGATGCCCGCAGCGGAAATGTCTCCGTACATGGTTCCTCCTATTGAGCGATGCCGGCCACGCCGCACAGCGTGGTCATCGACATCACGGTGTTCTGCGAATTGCTGTATTGCGGTGCGCCGGTGACCGTCACCGCTACGATGCCGTCGGCCTCGGCGTTCTCGGCCACCTGAAACGCCATCTGCGGGAACGTGAACGTCACCGAGTTGTTCGCGTCGTGCTGAACGCTGAGCGTCGCCGTGCCGGTGGTCTGGTTGACCAGAGTGTTGTACTCGGGCGATCCGGCAAGCAACCGCGCCGTGAACTGGAACGATGGGACGCGGGCACCGATCTCCATGCGGCCGCGCACCTGAAGTCCGTTCTGCAATCCGGAGCCGGGATAGAAGCCCGCGTTCAACAGCAGGTTGTTCTTCCAGCCGACCGACCCGGACAGAATGCGCTTCGTCGCCACGTAGTCGACGCCGTTCACCGAGAGCGACATCGACGCCGCAAGCATATTGTTCTCGGTGGTGAGCGCCGGAACGGTGATGCCGCTGGGCGTGGTGACCAGGCCGGAGCCAACCCAGTTGACTGTCAGCTTGGACGAAGCGCGGCCGGGACCATAGTTGAATTGGTAAGTGAAATCTTCGATCGCGCAGCCGACGTACAGGTTATCGACCGCACTGCCACCACCCTCCGCCACCTGCTCGACCAGTGAGAAATATGGCAGCTCGAGCGTGACGCCAGGATTGATGGGCGTGATCGTGTACGTATATGGCGCCGACGATCCGGTCTGCGCTATGTTGCCGAGCGCATAGGCCGCGGCCCAGGTGACGAACTCGGCGCTCGCGTACTTCTCCAGGCGGTTCCCGATCTCGTAGTGCGAAGGGAACGTCTGCGTGATGAACTCGTGGCCCTTGCCGATTTCGGCGGCGTCGTTTTCGAAGACCGGCTTGGGCGTGGTCAGGCTGGTATCGAGCTTTTTGAAGCGCAGAAAGGCGGCACCGGCGGTGCTGATGTTGGTCTGCTTGCCTTTGCCAAGGCCCATGATTAACTGCTGAACTCTCGCTGGCATTACTCATTCACCTCCTGGACCTGCACGTACCCGAGCCCCATCCAAGGCACGAGCTTCTCGGGGACCGCATCCACTTCCTGGATGTCGCCGGTGTGCGGGTGGCGCAGACGCACGGTTTCGCGCGCTGGCCTGTTCTCTTGTTCGTCCATCAGTTGTCTCCGATCTCGGGAATGATGAAGACCCCTTTGAAGCGGTCGATCAGGTCCTCATCGAGTTCGTGGTCGATGCTCGGCGTGTCCATGATGTCCAGGCCGGGGTAGAGTTGCAGATAGCGGATGTTGGGCCCGCTGCCGCCAGGCGGGCGGTTGCAGGTGATCCACCACAGGTCCTCGTAATCCACCGGATCGGCGACGCCGGCCGCGTTGCCCATCCGGTAATAAACGCCCCACCGATGCTTCCAGATGGTCTGCCCATCGAAGTTGCCGCCCTTCGAGCCTTCCCACGCGACTAGCATCGAAGGCGCCGGCATCTTGTAGATGGCTTCGGCGAGGCGGTGCTCCTGGCCGAGGCGATAGTGGAATGCGCTAATGCGGCACACGGGGAGTTGGTTGGCATCTAGCACCGTCATGGCGGCGGCCAGTTCCGGGATCGATTGAAGGACCTCCGCGATGGCGTCCGTGATGGGTGACGCGTTCAGCATTACGTGGTCCTCAGCTTGAGAACGGCGCCGCCGCCGATGTCAGCTTCCACTTCCTGAACCAGGTACGTTGTCCCGTTGAAGACAACCTGGTCGCCGTGTTGCGGCTGGGGCGAAATCGTCTCGAGGTTGACCCAGAACCGCAGGTTGGCAGTGCCGGGTCCAAAGCCAGGCGGATAGTCTTCCGCCATCGCCGGCCGCATGACAATCCCCGTAATCCCCTGAGAGGGCAGCCAGCCACCGGAACCATCCTGCGCGATGAAGGTAGCCGGCACGCCGAACGTCGCAATCATCACTGCGTTGGCGCTGGACTCGAGCGTGGGCCAGTCGGACATAGGAGAAACGGGGCGGTGTTGTGGCCGCCCCACAGTGAATGGTGGCGAACAGCCTTAGCTCAGCGTGATGATCGAGTAGAACACGGTGACGACGAGCGTGCCGTTGCCGGTCGCAAAGGCTGCCGTGGCGTTGAGGATGTCCAGGCCCGTCGCCGCTGGCGGCTGGATCGTGCCGGTGGGAGGCGGCACTACGTTTTCGCTTCCGGTCGCGCTGTTGATGGTCGCCACCGGAACGTTCCCCGAGTGCGGTACGACGCCCGTTCCGTGATATTGGAACGACACCGCGCCGCCTCCCGTGAACTGCGTGCCGCCCGGTTTCATCTGCGCGAGGATCTGGTCGATCACGAGCACCTGGCCAGTCTGCGGGCGCCGGCAGGATGGTCTGTGGCGTCGCGTACATGGCGATGATCTGCGCCGCAGACAGGGTGACTACGGCTTTCTGGATGAGCGACGGATCGGTATCGACCGCCTGTACCGGACCGAAGCCGAGCGGATTGAGCCGCACACGCACAGTGGCGTCTCCGGATGCGCCGCCGAGCGCGTTAGTTCCGCTGGCCTGGCTCAGGACCGCGTAGCCGATCTCCTTGTTCGAAGCCCCGGTCGCGGTCATCGCACTGGACGTGGCCTGGAGCGTGGTGTTGTTCCAGAAGACCTTGTCACCCGAGTTGAAGGTGCTCGTGTCCTTCGCCAGATCGAAGACCCCCTCGACCACGAGCTCACTGGAGTCGCCCGAGCTCTGGGTATTGACCGACACACCGAAGATGTTGCCGACCTGGCAACCACCGCCGCTCACGAGCGCATAGGGCGCGACTACCGTGAGGGTTTGACCTTTTTGCACATAGTTCTGCATCGATTCTTCTCCTGTTCTCAACGGGGCGACTTGCGCCGCCCCGGTAGTTTGGTTTCCCTACACCGGCGCGCTCTACTGACCGGCATTCTTCTGGAGGCCACGGAAATCGAGAGCCGCTGCGCCGAAATCCATGCGTGCCTTGATCTCGACGCCGTCCACCTCGAAACCCTGCTTGGTCTCGATGTACACACCCTGCTGCCCTTCCAGGTAGCAGTACTCTACGGTGTCGATCTGCGCTGGATCCGCGATCAGATACCAGCCGGTGGTGCCGTTTGTCGCGGCGTCGAGGCGAGGTTCGACGACCGGAACGAGACTCCGCACCCACTCCGGCACCACCTTCGTCGCGTCCGCCGAGGCGATGTTGATCGGGTAAACGAGCTGGAGCATGTAAGTCTCCAGCGCCGTGGGCACTGCGATGAACCGGGGGATCAGGTTGAGCGGCGTGCCCTGCGGCCCCTTCTGCAGCCGCATGGCGCCGCGCGCCTTGCCGAGCGCCGTCAGCGGAGCGGCATTGCTGACGGTCGGGTCGATGCTGCTGGGCACGCCCGTCAGGAGGTTGCTGTGGTTCGCGTGGAACAGCGCCGTGGAGGTCTTGTCACCGGCGTACACCGCCGCCGGATTCGACGTGATGATGCCCCAGACGGTGTTCGATTCCAGTTGCGCCGCGGCCACACCGAGGAGAGCCGGGACCCGAGTGAACGCCTGGAGATCGTCGTTGATGATCACCTTGCGAGTCAGTGCCACGATCTCGCCGTAGGTGCCCAGTGAGTAGTTGATGTTGTTGTCCGTCAGGTTTGCGCGGTGATACTCGCCCTTCTCGTTCAAGGCCTGCAGGGCGGGCGCATCGGCGAGCATCACGCGGTTGATGGGTTTGAAGTCCTGTGCCGTCACCTGGCGGCAGAAGGGCTGGAACGTGCGCGGGTAAGCCTCGTAGCCCTGGCGCAGGGTCTTGTTGGCGACGTTGGCCAGGATCGCCGGGAAATCGGAAGTCGACTCCGCGCCGCCGGCGAAGAACTCCGGCCCACGCGAGGGGCCCTGCAGCGCCAACTCCGCAATCCGCGTCACATCCATGCCGCGCGGGTTGACGCCGCGGAAGGCCAGTGCCTCCTTGGCCATGTCAATCAGCTTGAAGTTCCGGTACTCGCGTGCCATTTCGACCGCGCGCCGCTGCTGCTCGGGGCCGCAGCCATCGAGGTACTCTCCCAGGTCGACGCCATTGTGGTCACGCCGCCGCGCCAGGAAAAACCGGGCGTCGGCCCGCAGCAGAAGCGCCATCTGCATGCAAGCCAGATGCTGCTCGCCTCCGTCGCGAGTCACCGAAACCTGGTCGGCGATGCGAACCTTCGGACCCTTTTCGCCAGGACGCGGCGGCATACCCTGGTCCCCGACGTCCGCGAGCTTGGCGAATAGCTCCTTGCTGGCCTGATCGACCGAGGTGCCCTTCGCGATCAATTCGGCGACGACCGCCTCGTCGACGCCATGCCGGATCGCGGTAGCGCCCAGCGATTGGATCTCGCTGACGCGCTGCCGTTCGGCCCGGACCGCCTCTTCTCGTGCGGCGGCCAAGGCCTGTTCGTTTACAACACGGGCATCCCCGCCCGTTTCCTGCGTGCTCAGTTCTTCCATTGCAGGTTTCTCCTTTTGTGGGCTGGTTGCCCGGAATTGACCAGTCACGCCGGCATGCGGCGCGCCAATGATCATCACTTCTCCCGTGGGTTGCGCATTCAAGAAGCAGGTATTGAAGTCGGCGGGCACCGTGCACGGGGAGATCTCAAACGGCTCCCAGTCGGTCGCCTTGAACATGCCGATCTCTTTGTCGTTCAGGTAGGGCGGTTTGCCTTCCGGCATGCCTTCGGTCTGCGCCTCTACCTTCTCGCGCTTGTAGACGAAGGTTCCGAAGCTGAGATTCTGCAGGATGCCGGCACTGGCTTTACGGAACATCTCGGCGCCATCCTCATCGTCGAGATCAAACTGGAGCGTGGCCATGCCCTTGTCGCCATTGGGCCAGGCGCGACGCACGACGCCCACCTGGGCCCGCGTGCCGACCTTGCCCGCGATTAGCGACTTGAGGTCATCGCCGGTGAAATGCGTGTCGAAGACCGGCGCGCCGTTGTTCAGGCGGTCGAAACGGCAGCCCTCCATGTCGAGCTGGAGCATGTAGGGTTCGCCCGTTGCGCGATCGATTCGCGGAACGGCGGCACCGCTGTACCAGACCACGTCAATGGTGCCGTCCTTGGCATTGGCCGTGATCGGCAGGACCTGCGCATCGGCAGAGAAGATCTCCGTCTCGGGCGACGCAGGTGGCGGCGCGCCGACGGATTCTGAAGTTACGGTTCGCAAGAGAGGCATGGAATGGCTCCTAATCCTTCACCGCATTCACGGCGATGAAGTCGTTTTCGCCCAGCTTCTTCAGTTGGTAGAGCTGCTTTTGAAGCCACGCGACGTGGCCTTTAAACTTGTCGTCGCCTTCGCGATGCCACTTCGCCAGGTGCTGGTAGAAGTGGAAGTTCGACATGTCACCAGCGTCATAACACTGCTTGCACAGGTCCGTGAAGCGGGCGATCGCTGACTGCTCGGCAGCAAAGGCATCGTTCAGGATCTCGGTGACGCTGTCATGCGTTGCGACAGTAGTCGGACTGATCGTGGGCGCGCCCTCGAGGAACAGCAAGCGGCTGACGAGCTGCTTCATGTGGTCCTCGCACTGCTCGGCGAGTTGCTTCAGGCCGTCGGCGAGGTCCAGGCCTAGCCGCTTCACGTCGCGCTGGTCGAGAAGGTACTGAAGCATCATGGACGCCTCAATGTTGACGGCCTCCTGGAGGCCGGCCATCACTTGTGGATTGCCTTTCATCTTTCCTTCCTTGTTTTGCTGGTGTTCTTCAGCTGCGGTAGAAGCGAGTTGCGGACTCAAAGCCGCTCCCAACGCGCGACATTCCGGCGACGAGCAGATCGCGAATCATGCCGAGATCCTCTTCAGAGAGAGCCGTCGAACCCTGCGCCTTCGCCTTGGTGGGAGTGCCTTTGACCGCATTGCCAACTGGGGCGGGCTCTTCCGTTCCGCCTGGCTGCTCTTGTCCGCGCAAGGTGGTTCTGCGCGGGTCCGAATCCAAAACGATGTCAAACTTGTCCACCAGCTTGTTGAACAGCGCGATCTGCTCCAACTGCGTCGTGGGGTCGTAGCCGTTTTCCAGCACCGCTTCGAACCACGTCTTTCGGCCCATGCGCACGTCCTTCAAAACCGCTTCGGCGTCTTTCACCGGGTCGACGGACTCGAACCGTGGGGCCGTCCACTGCACGCTGCGCAGTCCGATCTTTGGATCATCGACAACCGACTGTGGGATCTTGCGCTGCAGCACCAGCGTGTCGATGAACCGGCGCCACACCGGCATCGCAAATAGGGGGATCAGCGTCAGCCATCGATAGGCCTCCACCGTGTTGCGGAAGCCAAGCATGCCGCCGCGCCAGGAAGAGTAGTTCACCTGCGACATATCGCCCGTGCCGAGTTCATAGGGCAGGCCGATGCCAGCCATGATCCCTTGCAACTCCGTCATTTTGTATTCGCGATAGCCGCCCGCCGCCGGCGGATTGTTGAACTTGATTTCCTGGCCTGGCTTCAGATACTCCACCATGCCGGGCTGAAAGCTCTCCACGGGCAAGCCGCTCGAAGGATCGGTGCCGGCGATGCCCAGCGGATCGCCGTCCACGCCTTCCGGTTGCTGCACGAAGGCGGTGACGCAGGCCTCGACCTTCTTCCGCACCCGCTCGGCGTCGCAGTAGTCATCCAGATCCCGGAGCGCCATCATCACGGGTGCAAGCCACGGCACGCCACGCACCTGGCCAGGACGGAGCACGCGATAGACGTGCATGATCTGGTCGGCTGGAACCGGCTGGCTTATGATGCCGCCACGCGGGTTCAGGATCAGCACCCCACCCGGGTGATAGCTGAACAGCCAGTAAGCCACACGGCGTCCCATCTCATCGAACTGCACGCCTTCCATCACGTGGCCGTTGACCAGTCCCATCGTGCGCGCCTGGTCGAGGAAGTCCGCTTCGAGCATCTGCAGTTGCAGCGGCACGCGCAGCCCGGAGTCGGCGGGCCGCGGCCGGAAGCGCACAAGTGCCTCACCGCTTTCGGCCATGGTGCGAACGGCGAGTGTCTGCATGCCATAGAAGTCGAGTCGCTGCGGTGTGTCACACGCTTCCGCGAAGAAGGGCCACTCGGCATCGATGGTCTTGTCCAGCGCCGCATTCCCGGTCTTGGCCTTGGGCACGATCCCCGTTCCTACGACGTTGCCGGCGAGTTCCTCGAGGGCGCGCGCGGCGTATGGGTTGTTGCGGACGAGGTCGCGGCTCCGGTTGCGGAGCCAGATGAGCGATCCCATCAGCTCGACGTTGGCGTCCGTCGAAGCAGCGTACCAGCCATGCGACCGTCGGCCAGCGGTGGCGCCGTCGTAGCGGAAACGCTGAGAGTGCCGCTCCAGATAGCCGTTGGTCAGTTCCAACGCCACCCGAGTGCGTGCACGCTGGAGCGCAACACGGGGCGCTACGACGCTGATGGCTTTATCGAGGAGGTTCATTCCGCCGAGCCCAGATACTCCGCGTCCTGCCGTCCAACGAGCCGGAGTTCCCGGACGATCGCCTTCAGTGCGGTTTCGCTGATGACTACGTATCGCGCACCCTCCGGATCATCCACGGCGGCACCCTGGCGGGGTACCCGCTCCAGAGCGTCGATGATTTCCGTGATGCGCATGCGCCCTACCACCTGTCCAACGACGTCGGCCCTGTGGGACCATCGCCACGCTGGTGCTGCGCGAATCTCACGCGGCTTCCCGTCTGCCCGCTGGCCTGGCGGATGTCCTCTTCAATCTCGGCCTTCGCCTTGCGCAAATCGTCGACCGAGCGGTAGGTCACCTCGCGCCCGTCTGGAAACCGCACCCTCAGCGTGGGATTGCCGAGAGCCTGGTTGATGGCGTCCAGGTTCGCCTGCAACTGATCAATCGTCAGAGCCATGTCAATTCCGCCCGAACCAATCCCGACGTGGGATCCAGGGGTCTCCGCCGCGCTCAACCGGCGCGGGTGTCCGCTGTTCAGTGGTGCGGGGCACCGTAGTCGGAGCGGCCGCCGGCGACGCCTCTCCGCGCCGCGCACTCACCATCCGCGCGAAACGGTCGCAGTGGACCGACAGCTTCAACCCGCTGGCGTAAAGCGCGTGGAGCGCCGCGTACGCAAGCACACGAGCGTCGAGGCCTTCATTCCGCGCGTTCGCCGGCTTGCGCCACTCCGGCTTCGGGAACCCGTTGTGGTACCGCGTGAACTTTTTCTCCGCGGTCAACTGCTCGAAGTACTCCAGATCCCGCCCGATCGGAAAATGGCAGTAGCCCGGCCCAGTGTCCCGAATCTTCAGCCGGTCATAGATCGCCGTCTTCGCGGCATCCACGCCGATCATGAAGAACGGCGTCTGGTTCTTTCGGCTTGGCTTGCGCGGCCAGATCGATGATTCACCGGCGCGCCCCTTGGTGGCGTAAACGCGACGGTTGTAGCGGTCCCGCGTAAAACGCAGGACGGTCGCATCCTTAAAGCCGCAGTCGATGCACGTCGCCACGATTCGCATCGGGAGTCCCGATGCATGGAGGTACTCACTGAGCAGCAGGCCCTCCAGGTGATCCCACACCTCGTTCCGGGTGACGTCGCCAGGGATGACGTGATAGGCGATGGACCAGGACTCTTCGTCACGCCCCCATCCAGCGATCTCCATTTCAAGGCGGTCCGCCTGCACGTCCACGCCTGCGGTAATCAGAGCGACACCATCCGGCAATTCCGCCTCGAACGGTTCGCAGCAATTCCACAACGCGTGCGCGTCCGTCGGCACCTCGTGGGTCTCTTCCCACAACTCCGCAAGTACCGTATTGAGGAAGGCCTTGAGCGTCTCCGGCGACTTCTTCGCCGCCAGAAATTCCGCCGCAATCTCTCCCCATGGCCTCTTTGATGAGATCAACTGCGAAACACGGAAACCCGGAATGGGCGAAGAGGGGTTCGCCGCCCGGTACTCACCACGCTCCACCATCCATGCCTTCTGGTGGTGGGGAATCAACTGCTGGCAGCCGGCACAGCGGTACTTCGCTTCCTCGGGGCTTCCCTCTGGCCACACCAGGCCAGGCCCGGAACCGTCCCCGAACACCAGCACCTGAAAATAGCCACACTTGGGGCATGGCACGAAGTAGTCGCGCTGGTCGCTCTCACGCCAGGCGAGCTCGATCCGGCTGATGCCCTTGATCGTCGGCGTGGATGCCAGGACGATCTTCTTGTTATGGGCAAACTCGGCAGTGCGCTGGATCGCTAGCGACACCGGGTCCCCCTCGGTGCCGGCACTCGCGGGATACCGGTCCACCTCGTCCAACAGCGCATAGCGGATCGGCCGCATGGCCAAGCCGGAAGGCGAGATCGCGCCAGTGAGAGTGATGTGTCCGGCACCGTTGGCGAGGACCTTATGCAGGGTCGTGTTGTTGGAGTCGCGCGATTTGACCGGCGCGATCTTGCCGCGCAGCGCCGGCGTGCTGCGGAACATGGGCGCCACGCGGTCCTTCGAGAGCGCCTTGGCGTCTTCCATGCGCGGTTCCACCACGAGCACCGGTCCCGGATCGACGTCCGCGATGAAGCCGAGGAAATTCAGCAGCACCTCGGTCTTCATCAACTGGGCGGCGGACCAGAGCACCACCTGGCGGGATGGATGGCTCGGGCTGAGCACGTCCATCGGCTCCCGCTGGTAAGGGCGGGTATGCCACTGGCCTCGCTCGGCCGCCGCGCCTCCGGTGAGGACACGATTCTCGTCCGCCCACTGGGAGACCAAGATATCGCGCGGCGGCAGCATTGCTGCGGCGCCGACTTCGTGAATCGAAAAGGGCTCCATGTCAGAGGCCCGCATCCGCGACGGCCTTGCTCAGCTTCTTCAACACGGCGGACACGTCGTTGAGGAGGATCTTGTGAGCCGCGTCTTCGTCGTCAACCGCCGCCAGCACTGGCGCGAGACGGTCCGGCATCGCCATCAGGTGGTCCTTCACAATGGCGGAGAACGTCGATGCGTACTCAGCCGCGCGCGAGGCCTGTATCAAACGACCCGCCCGCTCCTCGTACTCCATCTGCGCCACCTTCGCATTGAAGGTTTCCTTGACGGCGCGAGCGCGGAGAAACGATTGGACCGGATCGGCCGACGGCGGTTCAACTCCCGGCACGGGCGGCATTGACATTCGCGGCGGAGGAGGTGCCTGGGCCGGCGCCTTGGCCACCGGTGGACGCAGCGTCGCACCAACAAAAGTGTTCTGCTCCCACTGCTTGTTGGCGCGCTCCGGATCGATGGTCCCATCCGCCTCGGGCTTGATGCGCTTCGATGCGATCGCCTTGCGGACA